ACGACCTTTCATAACGGTTCGATGTGTTTTGGGCACTGAGTTAATTACCAATCTCTCTTCTTTTGCATAAGTGACCACCCCATCTATTAACCGCTTAACCCTAACTGTTTTCTTCAGTGATGTTTCATATTCTTCTTTGAGAGTCATGGATAGACGATCTTTTACCATAGATTTGTTGGTTGCAAATTCAGATACTGATGCCGACAATTTACCAGTGATGATATCCTTCTTAATTTTAGAAATAGGAACACTATCTCTCAGCATCTTCCCAACATAGTCAGATGCTTTAGCTGAAAATGTAGTTAAGCCTGTTCCTGTCAGCACTTTCAAGTTAAAAGGATCTGATTCAGAAAATCCACGAACCAAAGAAGCATCTGTCTCATAATTATTGTAATACTTAGAAGATGATTCAGTCAGTTTGTTAAATGCCGCTGCCATAGCATGGTACCTATTCCTTGTCTCCTTTGAAACAGCTGAGTAAATATAACATTCGATAAGACCCTCATCAATACCAGTGTTAACACCTGGCCCAAGTAATCGAGTAAATAGAGCTTTAGTCTTAAGTTCCTCTGAGTCCTCGTTTGTCATCGAAACTGTGGTTGCTCTTTGTGAATTGTGCCATTCTATAAGTCCCTGATGGATCATTTTGTAAAAATATAATGATAATACTTTTCTGCAGGGGCTCACGATCTTCCTTGTCATCTTGACCAATTTTGACCTAACAGAGTTGAGCGCCATAAAAATATAACGAACATCCATAACCAAGTCCGATGATGACTTATCATTTGAGAATCTCAAAATTGTATTTGTAAAAAAGTAGAAGATTCTGTCTTCCACTGATAAAGGTAGTGTTTTTGATGAGTCTAGAATTAATCCTAAGCAAACATCATAAACAAATTTCTTAGTGATCATGTGGTGAGCAACAGTGAGACAGTCGATGCTAATAGGATCCAATATCAACAATTGTCCTCCTTTAACTGATTTAAATACTTGATAAGGCGAAGAAGAGTTAAAAGGAAAATCGTCATCTATAGTTAGCACTTTGATGATTGAAATATATCTTTTACTATTCAGTCTAGATAGTTGCTGCCCACCATAAACAAGCAAAAGTGCATCTTCTGAGCCGATTGTTGAAAATGAAATATCTGATTTTTTAGTATTTTTCTCAGCAAGAAAGGCTATCTCCTTATAGACCTGATCGTAAAAGTTAGCCAGAGCAAATACATTTGTGCGTTTGACTGATGCAAATAAGGAGTATAAATGTAATAAACTTTCTGATCGTATGTCATCTGATAAGGGTCTTGATGTTTTTACTGTCAAATCAGAAAGCCAGGCGTCTGATACTGCTGACCCTTCAGATATCATCCAATTTCTAAGTTCATGTAGCTTGGAAAGATTAGTATCCCATTCTAAGTGTGATGATAGATCTTTTTGTTTAATTCCATCTTTACCGAAGTAATCCAAATAACCGATTCCAACAGCTCTGGCAACAATGGACCCAAATCCAGCTTCTATTCCATCAAAATTGAATCTAAGAGTTCGTTTCTCTAGCACTTTACAATTTTTTGATCTGTATTGGACTGCTTGCTTATTCGCAAAAAGTGTTTTAACAGTTTTCAAGTCGGATCCTTCTGTTTTGAATCCCCCGATAAAGACATCAGTTGA